CGCCGCTCTCAGTTACCAAACGGTCGCCAGACTCGGTGGTGAGATACCCGGCGATTTGCTCCCTTCCAAACTGGTCTATGGCGTTCGGCGGTTCGTCCAGGCCTACGCCAGACTCGCAGTCAAGCTGGAGACTGTGATGCGTCGTGCGGAGGAGGTTGTTCTGGCCGGTAGGTAAGGCACGCCACGACCGCAGCCACTTTTGGATGCTTCCCGCCTCGCTGTAGACCGAAAGGTCGTAGGCGTAGATCTCGCCTGTAAGGTAGTCCCCGACGACGATCTCGTCATTGAACGACATCTGGTTGTTGCCGCGGTGGCGGGTGAACTGGTTGTTTAGCCAGCCGGCACGCTGGTGCCACGCCTGTGTGGCGACGTCGTACACCCAGGTGATGTCGGCGGTCGGGAAGTTCAGGACGTAGAACGAGTGGCCGTCCTGCTGGTAGGTGTATGCGGTGGCATCAGAGATGTCGGCGTACTGCTGGATCTGCCATTCGACGGCGTGCGTTGAGATCCGCTCGCCGATGTAGCCCTTTGACCGGTAGACGATGCCCCGCCCGCGAGCGTCGGCGCCAAGCCAGAAGACTCCGTTATCCAGCTTGGCGACAGAGAACGGCGCCGCGCAACCAATCTCGTTGAACGCGCCCTGGATGCGGGCCAGCGGGAAGTCAGGAAGCCCGGCGTTGTACCAGACCTCAACCGACGTTTGGCCAAACAGCCAGATCTCGCGGTGGTCCACGATCAGCGAGACGAGGTTGTCGGGCGAACCCTCTGCGCTGGCGAAGTCGAGGGGATCCACCGACGTTCCGTCGAGTAGCTCCGTCACCCAGAACTTTTGGCTGTTGGGCTCATTGAAGACGAAGTAGCCGTCGATGAAGCCCACGGTTGTCGCGCCGGGGAAGTCCGGGTCGGTGATCTGGGCGAAGACGTCCGTGCCAGCGTTGTAGATGAAACCGTCAGCGCCAGCGGCGATGAACAACTGCGTGCCGTTGTCTACCATCGACACCGGGCCAGAGCCGGTGACGGTGCCCTTTGCCGTTGCCACCCAAAAGCTGTCGATCTTGTACAGCGTGTTGCCCGACACCGCGTAGCCATACCCACCAAACGTCCACAAGCCGCGCACCGGGCCGCCGCCAAGAGTGGCAAGCCGCCGCAGGCCTGGCGCACGCTGAAGGAACGCTGGCTCCTTGCCGCCTTCGGGGACGATCTCGGGGAACAGGTTCACCATGCGGCTGTCCGCAGCGTTGACGCTGCGGGCCACATAGGCGGATCCGAGGATCGGCGTCTTCATTAGTAGTTGCCGGCAAAGATATTGTAGCGCTGCCTAGTCCCCACGATGCTGTAGGGCAGCGCCATCACATCATCCGGGTTGTTGATCCGCTTGAGGTTGCGCTTCGACGCCATGGCGATGCGCGACACCTGAAGGGATGGTTCCACGCCGTACTCCGGCGCCATCTCGCAGGCCAGATTGTAGCGGAACGCGCGCAGGTACCCTGGCGGGAACGCCAGTTGCGTAGCTAGGCCAGCCGGCTGCGACAGGGGCTGCACAGAGACGATGTGGAACTCCAGCACCTTTGTCGGCACCGGATAGACGTACATCTCGATGTTTGGGTGGGTCATGTTGACCCACAGCACCTGAGGGTAGGTGCTGGTGACGGTTTTCACGGCGATGCCGTTGTACTGCTGCTGGTTAATCAGCTTGAGGCCGTAGGAGATGCCAGTCGCCGGATCGCGGAAATAGGTGGCGTCATCCACCAGGATCGGCCGCTCGCCCACAATGTCGCCGGTCGGGCCAAAGGTGCGGGAGATCGCGCCGGGCGGCCACGTTTCTATTTGGTCCTGGGTTGCGAACACGGCGAGGCGCTCGGTGTTCCAACTGTCGATCATCTGGTTCATGGCGTTGAGAGCGTCTTGAGACGTCTCAGAGGACGGCGTCTCGCCTTCAGCCAGCACGCCCAGCAGACGGAGCGATCCGTTGATGATGTCGCCTGCCGTGGCCATGTCAATCGTCCTTGTTGGCGCGCGGGCGGCCTCGTCGGCGCGGGGCCTCAGACGCCATTGTATCATCCCCGGCGTCGCGTGCCAGCATATTGACGGGGGCCGCGTCCGGGCTTGCCATCCGCGTCCAGCCGTTCTCCTCATCCTGCTGGGCTTCAAGGTCCATCGTGGCGACCTTAACGCCGTGGCGAGGATGGGCGAGGTAAATGACTGACATGGAAGCTCCGAAAAAGGGTGGCCCCCTGCCGAAGCAGGGGGCCTGTACGCTTACTTAACGCGGTAGAGCGTCCAAGCGCCGGCCGCAGACTTGCGGGCGACGAACTGGGCGCCGGTCGTGACCGGGATGGTCATCGTCAGCGAACCCGTGATCGTCCAGCCGGTGTTGGTGACGATCACGGCGGTGCCGGAGGACGTGCCGAGGTTCACCAGACGGAAGGTGAAGGACGTCCCCACCTTGTCCGAGTTGGACAGAGCCAGTTCCAAATTCGCCACCGTCGGCAGGGTGTAGTTCACCGACGCCGTAATGCCGGAGTTCGCCAGGATCAGCCCGTTCAGCACCTGGGCCGCGGTAAGGGTCGCCGCCGTGGTGACCTCAACAGGCGCCGGGATCGCGTCGATCAGCGGTTCGTTGAGGTTGCCGTCACCGACTTGGTAACCGCCGCCGCCATTCGGAATTGCCATGTTCGTGTTCTCCTTTCCTGTGCCTTAGCCCCAGAGCCGCACGGCCATGGGCGGGCGGATGGTGTTGAAGCCGTAAAGGACGTCGATACGGCAAGGCAGGCGGTCGTTGTTGATGTCGTACTGGCGCACGACACGCAGCGAGATGCCGTTGTGAACCTGACGAGACGCCATATCCACGCCCTGCGGCAGCAGCAGGTCGGCCGTGGCGAACGAGATGGCGTCCTTGTGGTAGATCAGGTTCTGCGGGTAGGCCGTGGAGGCCGCGCCGAGGAACGTGACGGCCTTGCCGGTGATGGTCAGCGTGCTGACCGTGGCAAGGGCGTTGGCCGGGGAGAACAGCGCCGGGGCCACCTTCAGCGTCACCGCACCACCAGCCGAAGACGTCGCGGCTTCCGTCACGACGAACTGCTGGAGGGAGCCGGTGGACTCGCGGGTCTGCGGGTTCACGGCAAAGCAGTCAGCGACCGTGAAGACGTCGCCCACGTTGAAGGTCAGCGCGTTACCGGCGCTGGCCAGCACGATTTCCGACGCGCCTTCCACCACGTTGCCGTTCACCGTAGCGCCGGTGGCGGCACGCGAGCCAGTCGTGTGCTGCTTGATCGACTGGGACATGTTGATCTCTTCGTAGCCCAGCACGCCTTCGCCCATCAGCCCGTTCTTGAACTGACGAGAGATGGTGGCGGTCGGGTTGAAGAGGCCCTTCATGCCTTCGACGAGGCCGGCGTTCGCAGCCGGGTTCACCGTCGCGTAACGCGGCGACATGACAGCGGCGGCTTCGTTCAGCTTCTGCTGGGCCTGGAGCAGCACCAGCGAGGTGGCCGGAACGGTGCCGGGGGTGCCGACCGACTGGAAGATTGACTTGTAGGAGTTCGCCACGTCCGCGTCGATGCTGGACGCAAGCTGCGAAATACGCGGCTTCAGCACGCGCTCTGCGAAGTCATCGAGCTGCATGGTGAGTTCGGCCGACGTGAAGTTCACACCGATGTGCTTCTGACTGGAGACCGTCAGCGTGGTGAACTGCTCGTTGTCATCCTGCACCTGGAGCGCGGCACCATCGGTCACCAGCGCGCGGTCGGGCAGACGGATGCGGAGGGTGGAGCCGATCTTCGCGCCCTCGACGGCGAAGCTGTCGTCGTACTGGCGGTTCACGGTGCGCGTGATCACTAGGTTGTTCTCGAGGATCTCCAGGGCCTTCCTGGTGATCATGTCGATAGTAAGAAGCGAGTTTGCCATCTCGAAGGATCCTTAGCGGTTGCGTGAAGCTTCCCACTTCTTGATCTGGCGCAGGCGGTCGGCCTCAATCCACTCCGACGTAGACATGCTTTTGACGGAACGGGGGTCCGTCGTGTCATACGCGGGGGCAGACGTCGAGCGAGCCGTCACCGGAGCAATAGGGGCCGGGGCGGTTGACGTTTTCTTGACCGGAGGTTCGGCGGCCAGCTTGGCCTCAATCCTGCCGATCTCCTTGGCCTGCATGAACGGAGCTAGGTTGGCGATACGCGCAGACTCCTTCGGGTTGGACCCCAACCAGTAGATGATGTCGGGGCCAACGTCAGAAGCCTGAATGGTCTGGGCCATGACATCAGTCACAGGAAGGCTCGGGTTGTACGCGACCTGTTCAAAGTCGTCGTACTTGCTGCGAGCGGTTTCCTCTTTCTCATGGTAGGCTTCAACCACCTTAGCCCGCTGCTGGGCCGCCTCACGATGAAGAAGCAACTCCTGCGCTTTCTGCTCGGCCAGGGCCTCTGCATACTTGGCAGCGTTGTCAAAATCGTCAGGCGCCGGAGGATTGACGGGCGTAGCCCGCTTTGCTTCCAGCTCGGCCAGTTTTTGGGCTTGCTCTCGCTCCCATTTCCGCTGTTCGCGGGCAAGGCGCTTGCCGACAATCGCGTCCAGTTCCTCCTGACTGAAGGTCTTGGACGCCTCGTTCGGCGTTTCAGCCGGCGTAGATACGTCGGGCGCAGGCGCCGCCGTGGCGGCCTGTTCCGGCGCGGGTGCTTCCGCTAGGGCAGTAGGGTCTTCGGTAGACATCTTTGATCCTTACGATCCCTGGTGAACCGCACCAGTACGGTCGCCGGTCGGCGCTGCGGAACTAGTTTTACAGACTAGATCAACGGCGTCGATCATTCTTTTGCGTTTAGACGCCATCGCCGTTTCGCGCAAATCTAAGCACATTTAAGAGCCTTTTGCGCGAACAGCCACAACAAAATTTGCGGTGGCGCCTGGCGTTGCACTAGCCGTTGTTACTTCACATCTTACGGTAACAAACGACGCTCCAGGGGTGCCGACAATTTCAAGCAAGCCAAACCGCCAATCGGTCGCGCCCCCTGGCGGAACGCGGACTGCCACTTGCACGTCTTCTGGGGCGGGCGTCACATTCAACCCATGAAACACGTTGTCGGCTTTTGCTCCGGTAGAATCGACGGCAAATGGGTCAGATAAAATGTTGTTCGCGGTTTTCCAGTTTTGCACATTTCGGATAACGGTCCCGCTGGCTGAGTCACTTATAGTAGAGCCAGCTTCAATAGTTCCGTTAGCAATTACATTATTGTTAGAGGTGGCTTGAAGCCTAATAGCTTGCGTTCCCCCCGTAACACCGCGCAGCACAAAGTTCTGGAAAATATTTCCTGTAGCCGTTGCCTCAAAATCAACGTTGCGTAGCGTGCCACCGTCAATCGAGACGCCGTCAAACACCGTATCAACAGATGCAATAGACAGAGCTTCGCTGCCAAGGGCCCCGGTAACGGCTATGTTTTTGATGAGCCCTGCGGTGCCGCCAACAACGGCCAAAAGATTTATGTTTTGTGCGACAACGTTTGAAATTGTATAGTTAGTGTTGCTGACTCCTTCAACATTGAAACCAATATTACCTACGCTTTTGCCGTCTACAAAAATATTGCTAAACGTCCCAAATCCTGCCCGGCCTTGCACGGTCTGGACACGCAAACGAAAGCCGACATTATTTGCGTTTTGCGCTGTAATTTGCATATTTGACACAACAGCCGGGCCACGAATATCAAACCCCGCCTGACCAGATGCTGTCTGCCCATAATTGCGAATTATGCCGTTAGAAATAATAATGTTCTCGTTGTTAAGATTAAAGTCCTTAATGTCTATGCCGTCTAAACCACAATCATAAATCTCAAAGTTGCTGATAATAATGTTTTTGTTGGTTCCCGCTTGAGCGCCAATGCCGTAGCTGTGCGTGGATTTTACGATAAAATTGCAAAGCGTCAGACCATCAATGCCGCCAAGACGAATGCCGTGACCGGCAGTTTTGCCCGCGCGGTTTTGATCAAGCGTGATGTCTTCAATCGAACAGTTAAAAGCGTTAGTGTAGGCTACTACATGATCGTTAACATCCGTTTTTAGTTTTATGGTTGTGCTGTATTTATCCTCACCTTTAAGGTGGACATCGCCCGCGTTTAGGATGAAGATGGCGCCAGTCAAATATGTCCCAGACGGAAACACAATTGTGCGCCCAGCCGCAGCACTAATTGCGCTCTGAATAGCGATTGTATCGTCCGTCACGCCGTCGCCTACGGCGCCAAAATCGCGCACGCTGACAATGTCGCGCATCTTGTTCTGGGCAGAGCGCAGGACCGCGCCCGTGCCAGTTTGCAAGAAGGTGGTCTGCGCCGTTACCGCGCCCACAGTCGTCTGAACGGTCTGACCGCTCTGCACAACCGGAACCAACTCCGCGCCGCTTAAAGGCGTGCTGGCGGATGGAAGTTGGGAGATCTTAACGTCGGCCATTACCGCAACCTTTCGGCGTTAAAAATGCTTTTGCGGGTTCGTCAGGCGCCAACCATCCGGCCAACCATGGCAGGATCCGCTTCCAGTAGCCCAGCCGGCGTGGGAATTGGATTGTCGGGGCGCGTCTGCACGGCGAACATGCCCATGACGCCGCCCACATCAACGGCGCGCGGCGGTTCGCTTGGCAGCGGCACCCACGCACCCGCGCGCGAGTCTTTGTCAGTCAGCCGTTTGCCAGCAATTGCGGCGGCCGTAGGCCCAAAAAAACCTTGCCAAACCCAAAGTTCGACCTCGGCGGTTTCCATTATTGCTGAAATCCTTACGGGCTGGGGAATGCCGCCACGGCGGCTTGCAATTCGGCGTCAGGCATTGAGTTGGGAAGAACGGCAAAGCGGGTTGTCTCCCCGAACATCTCATCCGACCCTGTGCCTGTCCCCACCAA